TATTATTAATTCGTCGGCGAAACTCTATAATGTAATCATGCAGATTACCTACAGCAGGGATTAATTTTTGAATAATTTACGGATAGTCATAAATTAGACTATTTGCGGACACCCATTACCCGGTCAAACTCCACTTTCAGGAATCTGACGAACCGTCCGTTCTTCTCACGGTTGATCTGATGGAATTGCAGAATACCGTAAACCGAATCACGAGAGAGCTTGAATTTCTCCATTGCCTCCTTGACGGTATAGTATTCCGCCTTGCTCTCCTGTTCGGAACTCTTTGAGAGGTCGAAGTGGAGCTTGGAGTAGAATATCTGCCCATGCTCCTTCTTGGATGGAATGTTGTTCCGATACACCTGCGAACGGATGGCGACACGTGTCATGCCGTACTTCTCTTGAATCTCTTCCGGTGTGTACCATTCAGTAAGGTCGGAATCCACCTCGTATTTGGCAAAGGCGGCATCGATATGTTTCTTGCTGTAATAGTTGAACTGGCGGATTCTCACTTTCGGCACTTTATGTTGCCTTGTGTAAGTCCACACCCATTTAGCGTTGACTTTGTATTTTTCTGCAATCTCTTCGGCTGTGCAATACTCAGAGATGTCGAAGTCCTCTTTGGGCACGACACGCTCGTAAGGTTTGGTTTTCATCATCAGTTCAATGTCAGCACGGCGGATGAGTGACTTCTTGCCGCTGATGCGTGAAGCCCGAAGTTTGGATTCCTTTACCAATTTATATATGTACTGTCTGGTTACGCCTATTAACTTTGCTGCTTGGGCAAAAGAGAAGAAATCCTGCCCCTCGGCGGCTTGTCGAGGTTGCAATAATTCTTGCGACCGTTTCAACTGTCGCTTACGTTCCCGGATGCGCTCCTTGTAGCCAAGATTGGAACACTGATGGCTACAATAACAGGTCGTTGTTTTTTGAGCTATGAATGGCTTTCCGCACCATTGACAAATCTTTCTTACTTCCATATTTTCTCGTTTATATTGGCGGTAATTTCGCCTTATTTCTCCCGATTTTTGTCAACACATGTAAACCACTGTCAACACACGTCAACTAATGCGTCACTGTGACATTCGGGTTAACCGTGAATTTCTGTCGTGGTAGAAATATGATAGAAAAATATGGATAAAAACCGTTATCTCCAAATACGGATTGGAAACCGTTAAAATAGAAAAGTCACTGAAATACAGCGACTTTATTCTAAATGGTTATGGTTGCTTATGGCTATTTCCAAGCCATCACTTTCCGATGCAAAATGTTCTTTGTATGATGTAATTTATTGATTTATAAGGTGTTTTCTGATTTGTGCGTGGGTGAGAGCAACAAAGTAGCAACAAATTTGTAAAAGCACACCTCTTTTGTGTTGTTCTCAGGTCTCAAAGATACGGATTTTGTTGCTCTCCGCAAAATCATTAATCAAGGTTGGTTTATTCCCGATGACGTGTGTCATAAAGTCGCCCGTTATCTCTGCAAGGAAGAAGATGACTTCACGAAAACAGGGTGTCCGTAACCCGTGAACACCCTGCCTTGCTATCTGAAAGTTATTTTCATCGAATTTTCTGTATGTGCCGCCCAAATCTTTTATCGGTGTAAATTATCATTGCCGGAATCATCGGGGCACATAGAACGCCATTCGGCTTTGCCTTTTATTGTCTTGAATAGTCTATCCAATTATCGTCTGTAAGCCCGTAATCTTTGAACTTGATTATATCATGGCTTTCAATTTTATAGCTAAGTGTTTCTTTCTTCTCGTTCAACTCTTTGTTATCACTGTTGTAACCGTACAGAACTATGGCTGTTCTTAACGGTTCAACACAAAAGAAATAATCGTCAATGACTTCCCCGCCGACAGCTTTGTTCTGAACTCTGTGAACCGTTCCATGTACTTCAACTGTGCCGTCCTTGAATGTTGTCTTTTCAACGGGAGCAGCAAAGGGGGAGAATGTCAGCTTGTCTGTGCGAAACCATTGTTCCAAGAAATATTCTTCTCCCGAGAATGTCCCTTGAATTGATGTCAGTACATTTTCAACGTCAGGTGAAAACTTCTTTACTTCGGGTTCGTCATCATTTGAACAGCCGATAAATGAAATAACACTTAACAAACAGAATAGATAAAATAGTTTCTTCATGGTTATAAATATTTGTTTGCCGCCTCAATCAAAGTGTCGGCATAGTTATAAATGTCATTGATTGAATTTAACTTGTACATCTTCTCGCTTTTGTTTTCATCAATGATTGCAAGCCGTTTTCTTGTAGGAGGGTCAAAATAAAAGCGGCAGACGGTCTTCCGAACATTATTGTCTATGGAAACCCCGAAATAAGAACGTGTATCTTTATAAGTGATTCGTTCAACCGGGAAAACGTTTCTCAGAAGTGATTTCACGATATAGAATGCTTCCAGTTCTTCCGCTGTGGTTACAATGCCGTTGTCGGGTTGTTCTTCATCTGTCGGCTGTTGAACTGTTGTGATGTTCTGTTCTGCAGGTTGTTCTTCGTCTTTTATGGCGGCTTTCAATCGGTCTGATATTATATCGCTAACATAGTTGTTGATTGTGCGTTTTACAAGCGTTGAGAACTGTTCAAGCACTTTAGGGGTAAATACCCCATCATACACTTGCTTCCCGAAAAAACGTACAAAATCAGGGGAGGGGGTCGTGAACTCTTTCCCGATGACGGTTCTCAGTTCCCCCATGTATTTAAGTTCGCTCGCTGAACTCAAAATCATATCAACATCAAAATACGATTTGTGGAACTTCTTCAATTCTTCTATTTGCGTGTCTTTCAGGTCAAGCATATTGATTTCCAAAAACGGTTTATCATCCATAATATTAGGTTCTGAAAGGTCTGTGTAGAACCTATATGTTATACCGTTTGTCAGGACACCGAATTTAGCCTTTGAGACGTTGAAGTAACGCAGCAGTTGATTGTCATGCAGGTTCAGGTCTTGTTCCCAATGTTTGCACTCAATAAGTATTATCGGCTCGCCGTCTCTCATTATGGCGTAGTCAATTTTCTCACCTTTCTTTGTGCCGATGTCACAACACATTTCAGGCAACACCTCCAAAGGGTTGAAGACATCATAGCCCAATGCGTTTATAAAAGGCATAATCAAAGCCGTTTTTGTCGCTTCTTCTGTCGGAAGATTGGCTTTGAGGGTATCAATGCGCTCCGAGATTTGTTTAATTGAATCTTTGAAATCCATATATCTGTTATTTAACGGTTCTCTTTATAGTGGTTGCCGTTGTTCACAGATACACACAAAAACGTGGGCATTCTTGTTAGGTTAGAGGCATCGCCAAACGCCCAAAGTCTCAACAAGGAAATGCCCACGTACATATACGCAGGCATCTACCATTGCTTTTGAGACTTTTCGAAATTTTGGCGATTTTCTAACCCTCAAAACAATAGCAAACGCTATACTTTTCAAATATGTCGGTTCAAAGGTAATCATAATCGCTAAAATTCCGATATAATTTACGATTTTATTTCTTTATAAGTTAATCAGATAAGCCATTTTACAAAGGATAAAATCTTTTTCCTGTAAACTATAACAAGAATGAAAAGAATGACCCAAAAGCCGTAAATCTGTGTTTTCTGCCACCAAGTAAGGTCTCGGGGAACTTTCACGATTTCTGTCTCTGTTACGGTCTTTGTCTTATAAATAGTGCTGTCTTTGCGTTCAACAGGCTTTTCAAACTTTACGGGCTTTTTCTGCGGTTTTGTCTTCAAGTCATGGTATAAAGTTCCGTCAGGATTTATCCGAGCGTCAGAAGTTGCGTAATCGTTTTCAAGATGCGATGTACTATCGGCTGTTTCACGTTCTGACGTTTGTGCCGGTATCTCAATAAAGACAGTATCGGGTACGTATTCAATACGGGTTTCAACCCTAACGTCCACGCTGTCTTGTTGATGAATGTTTTCAGAAAGGCGGCGGCTTGAAGCACAGCCGCCTATAATGAATGTTAACAGTAAGAGTAAGGGAAGATGTTTCATTTTCAGATTGTCTTTAAGTAGTTGATAATACCTTTGACATGAAGACTGACAATCGTTTCTTTTCCCGCTTCTGACAGAAGAAACGCCACGTCTTCTTTATTGTCTTGAAAAAGGTTCTCAGTCAGAACGGCGGGGCATTTCGTGTGTTTCAAGATATACAAATGCCCCTCTTTGTCGGGGTCTCCGTCCGTTGTGTCCTTTCTAATTTTGAAGTCTGTTTCTTCTGCCGCCTTATACAGACAGTCTGCCAATTTATCGGCGGCTGTCTGACCGACAGAAGTCCACGCTTCCCATCCACGTGCGTTCATCCATTGAGAACCGTTTCCCGCTGCATTACAATGAATAGAAACGAGAATGACGTTCTTCGTTCCTATTCTGTCACAAATGGAATTTACACGCCGACACCGTTCGGATAGGCTGATGTCATTTTCTTCTGTGACGATACGTTCAGCGTCAAAGCCTCGTTTCTTCAACTCTGATACAACTTTTTCGGCGATTTCTCTTGCGTATTTGTACTCTCTCAAAGAGCCGTCAGGGGAGCGCTTGCCCGCCGTGTCAACCCCGTGACCGTTGTCGATTAAAACCTTCATTTCTTTAATTGTTTAAATTGTGATAAAAATCAAGTTTAATGTTATCATATACAGCTTTCACATTGGTATATGCTCTGTCGTTATTTATCCCTGCTTCATTATAAATTTCGCCCTCAATAACTTTTGACACCCATTCAACCCATTCAGGGTTACAATATTCTGAGAGTTTTTTTCCTCTATACCTGAAACAATCAAAACGGCTGTTTCTGTCTTCATACATATTGTGAAGAAGTGTCCGTATTTTTGTTTTCGTAGCTTCTTCATTGGCGATGTGGTTTTCTTCCCTTATTCTTTTTATCAGGCGGCATACTTTTTCTACAGACATATCAAAGAAAGCCCCCGAAATAGTTTTCACTCTCATTTGTGTCTCAGGAATAAGACCTTCGGCTATATCAATCATTGCCTCGCCGTTTCTTGTGGCTGTTTCTTGAAGTGTTTTCAATTGCGCTGAATAGTCTGTCATTATATTTGTTATGACGGTTCTAAACCAGCGGAAACAAGCTATCATCAGACCTGATGCAAGAATAAGAAAAACGGCACAAATGATAATCATAATGCCATAGTCGCTTATACCCTTAGCGACTTGTAGGGCTTCGGTTGTTGTATTCATAAAAACTTCCTCGTATTTTTATTGTTAATATGGTACAAAGATAATTAACATGATTACAATATAATCACTTTTGAAATCTTTTCATCATTATTTCTTTTAATTCTGTCTATTGATTACTCTCGCTGTATAGGTCAGGGGATAGCCGCCTTTGCTGCCTCCTTTACTTGAATCATATATAAGCAACACCGTGAGACTGTCACCTGCTCCCATTGCCAAACTATCCCAATGGTCGTTGTCCCAATGTACCAGATTGGGGTATTCAGACGTGTTCCACGGATAGGTGTTGTCACTACTTTTCTTGCTGTTTCTTCCGTATATATCGAAATCCTTTGAATCAAGGTCTGCGATAATTGTGAATTCCACACAGAACTTAGTGCTGCTTCCTATACTAAGAGCGTCTCTTACCTCTGAAAGTTTCGGCAGAGTGATGCCTGAATTATCCACGCTGCTATAAATTACCCATCGGTTATTATCTTTAAGATTTGAATAACCACTATAAATAGTATTGGCTCTTGTCAGATTATATTTGCTGTATCTGTAGCCTCCTATCCATCCGTCCAAATTCCCGTTTCCGCTTCCTAAAAAAGCATGGTTATAACGCCCGTTTTTTGCGGAGAACAAAGTAGCTATGTTCCTGTTCAATCCCCACCAATCGGACGTGTCTTCATTCTCAAATCTTGCTACGGCTCTCAATCCTGATGATGTCGGCAGCACGTTTCCTCCAATACCCGCAAAACATTTATGTGCGTCATTACGGAATATCACATACGCATCATTGTTAAACGGGGTATTTGTAAGCCCGTTTCCGCTGACGCTGAACCCAGCTATCTTTGAACTCCCGGTAACAGTCAGGTGTTCCGCAACAAGTTCGGTCACTTTGACCAGTTTGGCAAGCAAAGCCGCCGTGACAATAAGTTCAGCATTAATCAATGTCGTGTTGATTTTGCCTCCTACAATGATGGTTTCATTCGCAGCTGCTTTCTTCGCCAAATCATCAAAATTCGCATAACCCAAATCTTTAGCAATGGCGTTCTTTGCGCTCTCAACGGCGGCGTTGGCGGTGTTGAGAACCGAATCTGAATACCCCTTCAGCGTGTCTTGAATAGCTTTATTGGCGGCTTCTACGGCTGTGTTAAAGTCGGCATACGCACTGTTGAAAGTGGCATATTTGTTATCAACATTGTTTTTCTCGGTTACAGTGGTTCTACCATCGGCGATAGCGGAATTGATTGCGCTGATAAGGTTCTCAATACTACCCATAAGCGTAATCTTGGCATTCATAAGCCCGGTTTTTGCCGTTCCCGTAAGATAGGCGTTTGTGTACAGTTTGTTATACGCAGCTTCCACGGCGGCTTTCGTGTTGTTCACTGTGTTGATGTACTTCTCAATCGCTTTCGCTTCCGCTTCCGTAATAATGCCGTCAGCGAACGCACCGTCCACATAGTCGTTTAAATCTCCAACGGCGATATTGGCGTTCTTTGCGCTCTCAACGGCGGCGTTGGCGGTGTTCTGAGCCTGAGTTATCAAACCGTTCACGGCTTCCCATTCATCAAGTTCATATAAGCCCGACGAACCTGATTTGAACTTTATTTGCCCGGATATGATACCTTTCAATAAATCAAAATAAGTGTTCCCGTCTGTGGAAACAATCTTGTCTGTCGTGATACGCCCCGGAAGGATTTCTGTAAAACCGTACAGAGTGACAAAACTCCGTTCTTCATTGTATTCAGAGTTCAGGACACCGACAAGAAGATGATAGAAGCCTGAAACACCCTCTAATTTGATTGCGTTTTCAGACAGGATGAAAACACCTGTTTGTGCCGTCTTTGAGACTTTGGCATATAAATAATACTTCTTCTTCCCGTCATCAAGCACTGCGCTTGTGTAGGCTGTCATATCCCAAAATTTGTATTCCGAAACCTTGTGCGATGCACTGACCGTATTGATGCCGAGGGTCATGTGTTGTATGATACCCGCTTCCGCTGTCAGTTGCTTCGTTTCATTGTCATAGACAATTCTGTGCGTAACCGGGACGGGGCTTGTCTTTGAGTTCACAAAACGGAATTGAAGACTTTCATCGCCTACAAGCATTGACATCGTTTGAACGGCAATCGGGTTGATTGAGTTCGTGAAGTTATCGAGCAGGGCTTCTTCCAACATGCTGATTGTTTCCTTTGCATCCCTGAACCGTCTTTTTGTGAATTGAATAGCGTCACGGTGTAGGTCATCAACGATGACTTCCTCACTTTTCAGGTCATTCAATGTTGATGAAACACTGCCGCTTACCGTTGTGTTTGAAAGTTCAATCACGGGGCTGTGCGGTTTGTTGATATAATCTTTTATACCCGTTATACGCACGAGAACACCGTCTTTCTGAAACTGATCGTCAGAGAAACGGATATATCCTCCGAGTTTGATGCGCCCCCCGATGTTTACCCAATCTTTTTTCGACCATATCCCGTCAAGTTCCCCCGTGAAAGTGAATTTCAGGTCTTCATTATCAAACAGGTGTTTTACAGCCGCCCGGAACATATCCCATGATGCGCCTGTTTTCGTGGCGTTATCACAAATGTAAGCCGTGGGAAGCATACATTTGAATACGGCATATTTATCGCCCGATTTAGGGGCGAATGTGGTATTTGGCATAGTTTGCCCGTCTATGTCTGCGGGAACAATCTCAAAACGGCGTGCCGCCTTTCCTTTAACGGCATTATGATAATATTTAACCTCAAACTCCCGTCCGGCAAGCATACCCGTCTGAAAAACAACGGTCATAGTTTCCCCCGCTATCAAGCATTCTTCATAATTCAGTGAAGACGGGATTGACGTGTCAACAATGTCGTAAAAGTTGTTTTTCTCATCAACAGCAACAACCGTGCTGACCGTACCGACACGTTTCGGGTAAATCTCAGAACAGTCAAGACTATCTTCGGCGAGCGATGACAGTTGTTTGTCATCACGGCGTATTGAAAGCCCTGCTTCATCAACGACATAACGGCGGGCGTTCTTGGCTATGAAGCCGTCTTCATCTTCAAAATGTTCGCCGTCATAAGCGAGTGTTTGGTTCTTGGGAAGAAGAAGCTCGGAAGAACCGTATTTTGAGGGGTCTATATTGTCCGTACCGCCTTGAACGAACAAAATTTCCGTTGGCGGGTTGTCTCCCGTATTTGAACGTCCGACACCCGGCTTGAACCCGTTGCCACGTCCATAGGACAGCGGGAGGGGGTTACTTTTGTTGTATTCAATCTTACGTAATGACACACGTTTTCCCGTAAACTCGTATTCTGTCTTGAACGTTGAAGCCATGCGGGTTAGAGCGTCAATACAAAAATCATGGTCATAGGCAATCAGGGTTTCAACACCGTCAATACATTCGCCAACCGTCCATCCTTTGTCACGGCGGTTCATATTGTCAACAAACATTTGAAGATGTTCATGCGGCTTTGCGGTCAACGAAAATTTCAAACGTCCGTCAACCGGGTTTCTGAATTTCCAAACTTTTGCGTTTGCTTCGGGCGGGTCAAAAAGCACCGTGTATTCAAACAGTCTTTTATGTTTCATCTTGAAATTCTCCGGGCGTTTGAGCGTGAACGTTTCGCCTTGAAACTCACAGTAAGAGCCTACTGGGATTTCAACGTGTTCAGGGAGCGAATAGTACAACGTTAAACTATGGTCTCCCATGACAGCCCTATTACGATAACTGTTATCGTCAACCTCGATTTCAAGAACCTTGTTCCCGACATTATTGTAAATTATCATATTTCTAAACTTTGAGTTATTTTTCCCGAATTTCCCCGTGGTTGAACTTTCTTTTTAAAATAGTATGATTATATTGTAATCACTTTTTAGGCGTTCTACGGGGCTAAAAAAGGCTTTTTTAAGAATAATAATTCTTCCCGTCACATCTTATGCTTGAATAACGTGACGGGAAGAGGTTTTTACAAGTTACAGAATACCGTATTCAAGACAATCTGCATCCACTTGTGCTTTCAGGGTGGCACGCTCGGAAAGATAGGCTTTGTATGCCTCAATCTTTGCCTTGGCTTCCTCACTTGACTTCGCGCCTCCAATCATACCGAGGTTCGCTGCGTTGAACTCATTCACAAGTTTTTGTTCCCGGTTGTTGTCCCACTTCTCCGTGATAACTGTTTCAGTTATCTTGTTTGAAGAAAGCGGAGCCCACACGGTAACTTCTTCACATTTCCATTGTTCCTGAACCGGGGCTTCATCATCAGAAGCGAGTTCGCTTGGTTCAACGGTGGCGGGTTTTTCAACTTTCTGAATGTTGAAGCGGTAAACGTAACTTCCGTTTCCGACAGCCTCCAATTTGGTCGGCTGATTGTCATAAAATGCTATCATAATAACACGGTTTAATGATTGTTTTTAATAAATGTTTGCTATCACTATGTTTCGCCCAACCGAGCCACGGGGCGACAGCCTGCTTATAAGCCTTTGCGTCAAGCGGAGGTTTGCGGCGGTTCAGCCGTGCTGTGGCGTGGCAAAAATTCTTCTTAATGTTCTTTCGGATAAGTTTCTGTTCACGGAAGAACATATAACCGACATAATCAAGCGCACGCCCGTTTCTATCATAACGGTTCTTTGCGATAGGAAATATCTGATAATTTCCCTTTATTTTCAGCCTCAGTTCTTCTTCAAGTATTCTTTTTATCTCTTTGAACGCTTCCCGCAATTGTTCTTTTGATGTGGCGAAAAATGTGATGTCATCAGCGTATTCGGCTGCGTCAAGTTTCAATACTTCATTCACACGGTGCATGAAATAGCACAAGAACAGGTTTGCGAGATATTGTGAGAGATAGTTCCCGATTGGAAGACCTTGTGCGCTGTCTATGATTTCGTCAAGAAGCCATAAAAGGTCTTTGTCCTTTATCTTCCTGCGCACAATCTTTTTCAAGGTTTCATGGTCTATGGAGGGATAATATTTTGTTATGTCAATTTTGAGACAGTACATGGGCTTTCCTCTGTATTTCTCAATGATTTTATCTATATGACGGGCACATCCCTCAATCCCACGACCTTTAACGCATGAAAATGTATTGTGCGTGAAAGTCCTGACCCATATCGGTTCAAGAACATTCATTATGGCGTGATGTACTATTCTGTCGGGATAGTACGGAAGACGGAAAATAAGCCTTTCCTTTGGTTCAAAAATCGTGAAGACATCATAAGGAGAGGTCTTGAACGTCTTTGTCAGCAAGGCTTCATGTAAGGCAAGAATATTCGCTTCACGGTTCTTGTCGTGAACCCTTACCCCGTATGTGTGCGTTTTACCCTTGCGAGCCTTTCTGTCAGCTTCCCGCAAGTTCTCAACGGAGATTATGGTCTGATATAAATTTCCTATTCTTTTCATACTTCTGCTTTGCTTTTCTTAGTCAGAGTTTTCGGTAGCCCATACAACAGGCGTTCCTACCAACACTTTTAGGAGGTTTGCTTGAAATCTTTTGCCAAGTGGCAAGGCTGTCATTCTTTTATTTTGTTTCATATTGTCAAAACCAATTTTAAAGCATAGGTGAGAACCGATGTTCGCATTCGTATTCGAGGGGGTGTTATTCGAGTTCGCATAGGCGAGACCTGCATTCGCACTGTTATTCGCGTTACCGCTGAACAGGACACCACAAGAATGACCCACCTTTTTATTTTGTTATTTCATTGTTTTCTTATTCAAAATAATATCTGTTACCGTTACCCCTCAAAGTAACTTTTCGGGGAAACTTATTCATTTCTTTGATTTTCTTCAAAACATAAAGAATGTCGGATGAACCAGTGAAAAATTTCTTGGCATCTGATTCCAAACTGTCTTTTGATGGCTTGATTTTTACAAGCGTCTGACCTTTTACTCCTTTAGCCTTGCTGAATCTTGTCGGAACTTCTTCAATGAAATCAACCACCCAAAACGTGGTGTTTACGAGTTTTGATTGTGTCGTTTCATCACAATTGAAACTCCTGCTGTTTTCATCTCTCGGGATATTCAGGAAAGCGAGGCTTCCGTCATCTTCTTTTGGTATGTTGTTCATTTCTTCAATCATCGTTTTATACTGTTATTATTTGAACCCTGCCCCACAAAGAGGCAGGGAAAAGGTTATCACTCAAAGCGTGTTACGCTGACGTGGGTATAAAGCAAAGGCGAGAACCGACGTACGCACCCGTACCCGAGGGGGTGAGAGCCGAGTACGCACAGGCGAGACCCGCATTCGCACCGTTATGCGCGTAACCGCCGAACAGGACACCACGGAGAGCCACCGAAGCAGGGATGTTTGTATAGTGATAGTCACAGAAATATGTGGTAGAACCGCCGCCTACGAGAGCAGGAATGATTTCGCCGCTTTCTCCAAAAATAATTTCTTTAACATATCCCTCGGCACGGGCTTCATTCCCAACATGACTATATCCGTTATAGTTACTGTCATTGAATTTTGAGGGGTCAGAGCAAACAAATACTTCTGACAAGCCGTTCGAGCCGGGATTAATGCGTACGTTGATGCCATCAGTCCACTGCCAAATATGCCCAAACGGGTTTTCGATACCACGATAACGGCACACTTTGACTTTCTTTGAAGAAGCGTCATATTCAGTGGGCATGGTATATTCTTTTTCGCCTGTTCCGTTTCCGAGTTCATCCGTATAGCCACAAGGGATAAAAGGATAATAACCGTTAAACGTGTTCCATTTGCCGCTGTCAAGTGTTGTAACCCCGTCTCCGAGACCGCCTTGACGATAGCCCTCAGCCGTCAATTGGGTGTTGAAAGCCTCCTGAGAGTTGAGCGTTGCGTATTCAACAACAAAGAGCCAATAGAGCATCTTTTGAACGTCATACGTCATACAGTTCCACTTAGTGCTGCCCGCTTTTCTGTTTCGGGCATACGTTCTGAAATTCGTGCGGCTGATTTGTGTAGCTGGTCTTCCGAGAACCGTTTTTGAGAGTGTGTCCCAGTCAGCCTGATTTGCACCGCCTCGGTAGTCAGCCGTTGTATTGACCACAGAAGATAGCTTGTTCGTACTTCTCTGAACAGTAGCTTCGTATGCCGATACGTACATCAAAGGAACATAACGATAGCCGGGAAGAGGAAAGAGAGAGAATTTGACCCGCTCAATATTTGCGCTTGTTTCAAAACGGCAATAGAAGTCCCCAAACTCGACCATGACTTGTCCCCGTGAACCGTCTCTGACATGCCCCGTCCAATCACGTGGATTGAGATATTCAACCACGTTTCCGTCATCGTCAAGAAGACAGCCCCTCATGCGGTTATGCACGGGAAGGGACTTGTGAAGAGCAGTATTGCCAATTCGGGTTACTAAACGTGATGAAACGGTCTTGTCTCGCTCAATGCCGTACATACACTGCTCTTCCATATAAGGCAACATAGTTGCGAGAGCTGCTTTTTTGCTTTCTCCGTCTTCTAAGACCTCACACAAAAGATTGAATGGGTTATTCCCAGAAACATTGGGTAAGTCGCTCAATCGTTTTCCGTTTGTGAACGCTTCAATGATTTCCCTTACTTTGTTTTCTTCATCTGTTGATAGTGCCATAATTTAAAAGTTTTATTTGTTGAAAAATTATTTTAACTGAACCTGAATTTGCCATTTGCGGTCAGGCGCAAAGTTGATTTCGTGCAAAGCCTGACAGACTGCGGAACGACTTCAATATCAATGGTTCGATAAATGCTTGTGTTTTCTGTCGGGATGACGTGTATTTTGCTTATGCCGACACTGTTCACGGTCAGAAAACCGTCAGGGGCAACGGAAACCGCTTTGTCATCGCCCAAGAAAAGGACATTGTTACCCGTTCCCGCCGGGGATAGGGTAGCTATTACTCTCAGAATGTCTTTGTTTCCTTTTGTTATTTTTTTAGGAAACTCTAATTCCATTCCCGTTGGCTGTTTACGGTCTTTAGCCGTGATTGTCTGCTCCAATTCTTCCAAACGGGCGAGGGCGGCGTTCATTTCAGCCACACGTTCCGTTGCTTCTGCCGCCGCTTCTCCTGCGGCTGATGCTTGTTGTTGAGCGTTTGTGGCAGCGGTATTGGCTTGCGTTATTGCAGCATTCACACGCCCTGCCGCCGTATCTGCCGCCACAGCTTTTTCGTTTGCCAATGCTGCCGCATCGTTGGCTTTTTTTGCGGCTTCTGTGGCTTTTGTGCCCCGTGCGAGGCATTTCCACCAAGCGGTTTCAGTGACGGCGTGTCCCTTGTTATTGTCTTGTAAAGACAAATAGGAACTGTCTTCCGTGTCAACAAAGTCAAACCGCTTGTAAGTATTTCCGGCGTTATAAGAACCTGCGTCCGTGAACGCCACTTTTCCTAAAGGTATCTTTGTCATATTCGTGTAACTTTAAGTTATCCAACATTCAAATAAAGTTCTCCCGTCTGTTCATCAAATTTGATAAGTTTGTCGCTTACTTCATCTTCAAATTCCATGTATAGAATCATGTCATCATCGTCTATGCTGAATGTCGGGTACAGCACGCCGCCTTTTGCGAGCACACCTGTATCGACATACTTTTTCTGAGCTTCATCCCATTTCCACCAATTTCCATTGTCTCCCATTTTGGGCGGGTTGTCAGCCTGTTCCTTTGCCCGGTCAGCTTGCGTGTCAGCGTTCCCCGCCGCCTTATTAGCTTTCGTTGCGGCATTGTTTGCAGAGGAAGCGGCACTGTTGGCTGAGTTGGTGGCGGTCACGGCGGCTTCCTTTATCTCTTCTAAATCTTCACGGGCTTTGTCCGCATTGGAAGCGGCGGTATTTGCCTTTGTTGCCGCATTGTTTGCGTTGGTTGTGGCGGTTTTCGCTGCTGCGGTTGCCTTGTCAGCGTTCCCCGCCGCCGTGTTTGCTTTCGTTGCCGCACTGTTGGCAGAAGAAGCGGCACTGTTGGCTGAACCCGCTGCGGTGTTCGCACTATTGGCGGCTGTCTCAGCTTTTTTCGTTGCGGCTACGGCATTTTCATAGGCGGTCTGAATGTGTTCCAAGCTGACCTTGACGCTCGTTTGAACCCCGTTTATCAGCTTAACGCCGATTGTGTATAATCCTTTCAGATTGTCGGAAAGGGTTAATTCGCTGATTTTAATTCTTTTCAATCCCATAATGTCATATTATTTTTCGTAAGTCAATCGCAAACTCCCCGTCTTCTGTCACAACCAAATCCCGTGTTTCCGTGGCAAGCACAAATTCATCGTCTTCAAGCCTGAATGAAATGAAGCATACAGTAACGGTAAATTTGAGCCATATTTTATCAGAGGCGTAAAACTCGGACACGGAACAGCTTTTATAATGGCAGGGGTATTCATATCCCGTTTCATCAGAGTATAACAGCCGTTGTTCAGGACGCACAAGGTCATACAACAGAGCGTTATAGTTGCGCCACAGTTCAGTCAGCGAGGCGGCTTGCATAAGGCAGTTTATCTTTACGTCCTTTGCCTTATAGGTCACTTTCTCCCCGTCATATAAAGCCCCGTTCAATTTGTTGATATTACGCAGGAGGCTGGTCTTGACATTCGGCGATTTCTCTATTTCATTAAGTGTTCCCTCCAACACACGAACCCCATAATCTGAGAACGGCTTCCCGTCAAGTTCATAATAATCAGAGCCGGGAACAGTGCTTTCAGGTTCTTTGTAGGTGTACCCGTCTAAAGGGAAATCATCGGCAAGTTTTACAGTGATGAAGCCGAGAAGCGTTGCCAAATCCGTGTTAGGGTTTGATACAAGACGAAGACGGTAAGTGCGTCCTATTTCCCTGAAATCAAACGTGTGATAGGCTTTGTCTGACAATCGTTCTATGAAGCCACCCCAACGGTAATCCATGCCTGAGAGAACAATTTTCAAAGAAAATTCCTTCGTGTTCAGGGTCGGTTCTGACAAATCAGGTTCTATGCCGTCTTCTTCCTGCCAGTCGTTGCTTGTGACCGCTTTCAGAGGCGGGAACGCCACAAGTTCGTTGTAGCCCCCTTCTTGAACATAGATGCCGTACTCTGTGAACGCATCCTTACCGTCTATGTAAAATCGTCCTGACATCATAATATTACCGCATTTCCAGACACGTTACGAATTTGTTGGCAACCCGTTGACCCCTTGACGGAAACAACCGCCCAGCCCGAGGCGTTGATGAACGCTTTAGCCCCGTGAAGAAGAAAAATTTCATGGCGTTCAAGCGTGTCACAGTTTATCGTTGCGCTTGTACGCCCGATAAGAACCGCTTTTTCCGGGTTTCTCAGCGTGATTATACCCGCATCAATGTAAACACCGTACTTCTCGGGGTTGAACGGCTTAAACAGCCTGAAAGTCGCTATATTCGGGAAACGGTGTTTGATACAGAACTCCATACCTTGTGGAGTTGTGAACAGCCGTATAAGGCTCTGTAAATCTTCCGTGCCTTTGAACATATCACACATACGGTATTTCTCTGCCATATTGGGTAGGGAGCGACTATCGCACTCCTGCCGGGCTTGCTCTTTGGCAACCCTCCATTGGGCGTAAACTTGTCTAATAATGTCTTCCATACTTATCTCATTTTTATTTTTATGCCTTTCAAGGCGAAATCGTTAACTGTATCTTTTGTCTCTTTGACTGAGTTTTCAATGCTTTCAATGCGTCCTGCCATGTTTTCGGCGTGTTTCTCAATGTTCAATACTGACTGCAAAATCATGTTCACGACAGAAAGAATGATTTTCGTGTTCTCAGCGATTGAATACGTGTGCCCCTGAATTGCTGTCGCACGTCCGTCCAATTCATCAATACTTTCTTGCGAAGCTGTGGCAATACCTTTTTGAGAGGCTTCACGGGTTGCATCTGCCGTGACTTCAAACATTGATTTAACGCTTTCAGGGAGGGTTTCCCATATCTTGGCAAAATCAGCCCCAACAGCGTTCAAGTCAGAAGCGAAACCACTCATAGATTGAATAACAGCATCAAGACCGACAAACTGACCGTCCTTGAACCATTTAGCCTTGTACTTGTCGAATATCTCCCCAAGAGGTTCTTCAAGAAACTTGGAAACCAACATTCTTTTCATCACGTCAGCCACGATGTCTTTGACCTTATCGCCCCATGCCTCGGCGTAATCTTCTCCCGCTTGAAACGCTTCAAAAAAAGCGTCTCCGAGTTCTTTTGCAATATCGGAACTTGAACCACCGATAATGTCTTCTACCATGTCGTTGATGATGGCGACAGCTTGTGAACCGAGTTCTTCAATTTTTCTGTTCCATTCATCAATCTTGCCATGATCCGTGTCTTTCTTATCCTCTTCGTTTCTGATTTGTTCTTGAATAAGAAGTTGCTGCTGGGCGAGGTTTTTAAGCTGTTCTTGGGCGTTGCTGTATTTCTCGCCCCCGAGAGCCTTGTCAGCCGTGTAAGCGATATTTGCATACGCCGTGGCGAGTTTCTCAGCGGTCTTTTGAAGCAGTTCAGCGTTGTTTGAAACGTTGCTGAACAGAAGTCGCCAAGCCCCCGCTACGTCATTGACAGCGATTTTGTTTCTCAGGAGTTCTTTGTAAGTCTCGGATAAAGCCCGTTTCACACGTTCAACCGCTTTTCCGCTATTTTCTTGTAACCGCACAATATCTGCGTTGTCAAGTTCCCATTGGAGTTGGTCTATTCTATCCTGCAGGGCTTCAATTTCTTCTTGCTTCTTGTCATCATTGTTGAACAGGTTCACAATCTGCATGGCTATTGACATGGCAGCCGATATGATAGTCAGGATGACAGAAGCCTTTTCAACCGTTTGAATGGCTGTTGCTGCCGCTGTCGCTGTTCCCTGAATACCGGTGGCAGACATATTCACAAGCTGAACAATACCGTTTATCATTGACAGAGAAGCGGTCATGATGCTGCCAGCCGTTGAAATGATTTCGCCTGCCACGCCGCCGACCGTGTCGCCAATGCTCTCAAACTCCCGTTCACATTCTTGAAGCGTCTTGTACAAGTCCTCCCATTCTTTGATTGAGCGTTTGCCGGGATTTATATCATTTTTAGCCTGTGCTTTCTCAACATTCTTTTTGGCTGTTGCGACTTTGGCACGGGCAACAGCGATTTTATCAGAAAACCCGCCGTTCTTTTCAAGTTCGGCAAGTTCCTTTTCTGCCTCCGCTAATACATTCTTCAACTGTTTAAGGGTTAGTTCCGCTATTTCATCGCACCATGCCTGATACGTTTCTTCACGTTGTGCGAACTGTTCGTCTATGCCTTTATAGGCTTCCTGTTCAGCACGGTTCAGTTCGTCCACGTTTCCTTGTGTGACACCCTTACGGAGCTTCTTGTTGCCGTCTTTATCTGTTTCATAGAGGCTTTCACGTTTTTTCCCGTATTCCTCTGTTATTTTTAGACGTTGCTGTTCATAGGTCAGAATGTCTTTCATCATATCGTCAAGGGCTTGTTTGTTACCTTTGACTTGAATCTGCCTTGCAACTTCGGCATAAGACTTTAACATCGCTTGCTGCTCGGAAGAAAGGTCAGCGGTTGTCAGGTTCAAGGAAGCCCGGTATTCAAGCTGTTGTTCCTTTGTCGCTTTCGGGTTCTGATTGAGCCATTCAAGCACTTTTTTGTCTTTCAGGTCTTCAATCATTTTCTGCGCCCGTTTATCGTTCTCGGCGATAAGGCGGTCATAGTTCAACTGCACCTGCGCAACGGTCTTTTCATAACCGTCTTCAAGTTCGTTGATTTGAGCCTGACGGATGTCTATCTCGGCTTGTGAAACTGCTTCTGAAACCTTTGCTGAATACTCCTTGATTTTAGCCATGCGTTGGGCTGTTTCATCGGCGATTTTTTGCTGTTCTTTGGCGAGTCTCTTTTCCTCGTTCTTTTCCTGCGTTGTCTTCTGGCTTGTACCCGCTTGTTCAAACAGTTTTTGAAAGTCAGATGAAACAGAGGTCATTTTCTCGGAATACTTGTTTATACGAGCGTCTATTTCGTTCAGAACAGGGTCATTGGCGATTGTCTGTTTGAACGCTTCACGGGCTTTTCTCGCACCTGCCTCGGTGTAAACCCATGCTCCGCTGCGGTCAACGTATTCATAGCCTCCTTGTGTCGTGTGTGAATATCCCGGCACTTTGCTTCCCGCCTGAATCTTATCCATTTGGTCTTCAAGAGCCATTTGGCGTTCAACCCTCTTTGCGTAGGCTTCGTCAAGACGGGATTGCCATGCGGCGGCTTCCGCACGTTTTTGAAATGCTTTCATCATCAAGGAAGTGTTCTTGACAAAGATGTTTTCAGCATCATTGACGCTGTTGACGGCAATTCCCAATTCTTTGAACTTCGCCTGACTTTCTTTTATCCACTCACGCTTTTCATGGGCTGACTTGCATTTCTTGTATTCGTCTTGAAGACGTTTATACGTTGAAATGGCTTTGCCCGCTGATTCGCTAACCTGTTTGTTGAACGCTTCGGCTTCCTCACGTTCCTTTTTCAGAGCGTCAGCGGCTTCGTCCGTTGATTTTCTGAAAGCAAGGAAAGCTGTCACGGCGGCTGCAAGAACAGACAGAACCAAACCAAGCGGATTGGCTTTTACAGCCATGTTGAAAAGCAACATAGCGTCTTTGGCTGAACGTATAGAGGTTGTTAGAGACAGAAAAGCACTAACAGTTCCCCAAATGTTCATCAATTTATGTGCGGCTGCGACAGCGATAACGGCGGCTTTATATGCCCCGTATGTAGCGATGATTGTCAAAAGGATGTTACCGACTGTTTCCCAGTTCTCAATCAGGGTTGAGACAAGACCAAGAGAGGTGTTTATTACCCCCTCCTGTGACTGACCTATGGCATTAAACATTGTGTCGATTGCGTCCTCAATGTTTGAAATCTGCCCTGTGATTGTTTTTGACTGAGCTTCCATAAGACCGCCGAACTTACTGCCCTCGTTGGTCAGGTTCTCAATGGCTTTCT